CACGATTTTGTGTTGTGTGTACATTAACGATTGGATCGCTAGGTATATCAAAATTTAATTTAAACATTATTGTTTCGGCCTTATTACTTTACCAACGCGATAGTCTTGCGTAGTTTCTTTCGCTTCTCCAAGCATTTTTAACCCAATTACAGCTTCATTAAACCGTTGATTATATTGAGCCATTATGTCCTGCTCACCCTTCATAAAAATGTATGCTTCAACTAAAGAACCATACAACATGGCCAAGTCAGCATTGTCACTCAACCACGTGGTGCCTGTCCCTGCCCCAGAAGTTAAGCTGGCAGGTCTAAACAGGTATTGAACCTCAACCCCGTAATCCTGATCAGGGGTAGGAGCAACAATGAAGTTGCCCACATCAAACTGTGCATAGTATCTTGGTACTCCTGTTACAGTATAATCAGGATTAAACTCTTCTATAAAAGAAAGATCTTTAAACTCAAGAAACTGTTTCTTACCACTTACCGTCACGGTTATAGAAAACGGAGCCAAAAAGTCACTAGGCGCACCAAGGTACTGATTGTTGGTTGTCATCGTACCAACTTGGTTTCTCATAAATAAATTCAACTGAACGTTCTTGAGTATACGCTCTTCAGCGGCCCGTATAAACACAGGTAGATTGTTTACGAAAGTCGTCTCCGAGTTTTCCGTATAATCTTGTATTGCCTGTTTCAAACTATCGTATGTAAAACTCATGGTGTATTCGCTTGGCCTCCCATACCTGAATGGTTGGTGCAATAGTAATACAACGTTGGAGCACCTGATGCTACTGTTATCTGTGTGTACGCTCCAGAACTACCCGGAGTTCCCGCTGTAACGACACCCGTGGTGTACGCCGAACCACTATTGTGTGTGCCATCTGCGGTGGTGCTAAAGCGTAAGGGGTGACCACTATTACTTGAGTCGCTCTGATCAAACCGGAACACACTACCCTCGGTTAGATTTAACGTTGGTGATACCGATCCATCGATATAATACTTATTACCACTGCCGTATGAATTAGTGCCAGAGGCCACCGTAACTGTATAAATCGTTGTGTTTTGCACTGTTGTTACAGAGCCAACAGAACCCGTAGAAGCGGAACCTGTAGCCGCAGCGGTAACAGAAGCAGCTGGAGTAGATATGGTTACAGAACCAACAGAACCCGTGGCTGAAACAAAACCTGAAATAGTCGCTGTAACAGGAAGTCCTGTTTGTACCGTTACATTACCAACCTGACCTATACCTTGTGTTCCTAATGTCTTAGGCAAAAATATTGTTACAGTGCCAACTCCACCCGTAGCAACAAGATTATTAGCAGGAGTTACTCCTGGTATTTCTCTGAAACCAACAGGGTTAAATCCATACTGTAATGATCTCTGCTCATCTAGCCCTGTTTCTGGACGTGGATCTCTCAACGCCTGTGGATCTGCACCTACACGAGGAGGTTTAAGTTGAGGGTGTTTTGCTTCAAACTCGTCTTTACCTACAAGTAGTCCGTTCCATTCTTTACGCATATCCCTGAGTCGATACCGAAAACCAGATCGATCTGATATACCGTAAGCTTTTTTGCCGGACGCAAATGCCATTATACCCTCAAGTATTGTATGCTAGGTTGTAGTTTCAGAGGTGTTCTATCTTCATCCTCGTCAGACGCACGTTGGAACTCTTCTTCATAAACAGATTTTAACAACTGGATACGCTCTGGAGCACGTTTCATAGATAGGTAATATGCTAATCCAGCCACCATACAAGGATAGAAACGAAAAGGCATATCAGTAGTATTAGTAAGAGTATCAGCATCCTCGATTCGTTGCACATAATAATAAACTATCTGATCTGTTGAGTTTTCTGGAGTAGCCCAGATATTAATAACCGGAGTGATCTTTCTGTCAAAGTAATACTGACTAGGACGAGCTTCTGTAGTTTTGCTAGGGATTGTTAGATATTCACCCCTGCTAATTCTACTTAGTTCAAAATCTGTACCGTCACGTCTTAGTACCACCTCAAGAAGGTCTACCACATCAGATGTCAGTGTCTCTTGAGCTTGGCCCTTGGTAAGCGTAAGTGTTGCTTGTTTTATTGTCCAGAGATTCAAACCCCTGTTAGCCCATTCTGCAAACATCAGGTTAAGAGATCGACGAGCAGTCTTTGCATCGTAGCCTGTACGAACCTCTAGTCCGCATCTTTCATATGCTTCTTCGATAATGTCAGCTACATCTAGTTCGAAGTCTCTTGATCCTGAAGTTGCCATAACTTAACTCATATGTGGTTTCTGGTTGGTCTTGACGATAGCTGCTCCACCGTTTCTAAAAGATGTTACTCTGCCGCCATCTTTTTTTGTAATCTTATAAGATCCTTTCATCATCTTTCTAACGACTTCGGGAGCTTCTTTTGATAAAGCAGCTAGACCAGGATTTTCTGATTTACTAATAGATTTCATTTTTCATCCTCATTATAAAGATTATCGAATACTCGATTTACATCTAGTGTATAGTCTAAATCACTTTTTGAATAGTGTATATGTTGTGAGGGTTTAAAATCAGGGGCACCCTCTCCCACCGCAAACCAAGCTGGATGCGTTACACGCACCCGATTATTTGGTAACGCAACAATATTACCCGTCCACTCTCCTGCATCTAAAAGCTGTAAAACATGACTTTGTTTGTGTTGTGCAGGATCATCCCCAATCTCGCTGTCAGTGTAATCTACAGTAAACAAATACTTAGCGGGAAACATCTGACCATCGATCTTGGCTAACCAAGGACACGGTGTAGCCCTGTCCAAAACATAAACTGAATGATTATGTGAGGAACAATCCCAAGGCTGTGCGTCATGTGTCGCCATGGGTTCAGGCCATTCTTCTAAAGGTATATCTGCAACCAAGGCAGTTATAGGCATCCTGGCCCACATTGCACCGCCATGAATTGTATCTTCCTCCTCGTCTTCAGCTTCACATCCTGTGAAGATTACTTGAAAACTTAGAGATCTATTCGGTATGGTTGTAACTGCAACCACCATCGCATGGAGAAACTCGCC